ACTACAACCAGATAAAAATAGATGATGTTACGTCTATCATCCCTACGCAAATGAGTATTGATGTCGAAGGTTCTGAATTTGAAGTGCTTAAAGGTGCTGAACAGACAATCATAAAGCACAAACCAAAAATATGGCTATCACTACACCCTGAATTTTTGTTCGCACAATGGAATGTTTACGGCACTGAAGTCAGAAACTGGATCAAAGATAAGGGCTATAAGGAAACGTTACTTGATTATAAGCACGAGGTACATTTTTATTATGAACCGATTTAATGCCTATTTACTTAGTTTAAACAGAGACGCAAACGTTGCGAATCAATGGGATTATGGGTTTTTAAAACAGTTTTTAGATGATAACAATTTCAATACTATAAATACTGGTTCCTTGCCCAAAGATAACAAAGCCATCGTTGTGATACCGGCACGACACCACAAAGGCGTGGAAGACAAAATAAACGAACAATTAGCGAACATAGATCATGTTGTTCTATTCCTAATGGGCGACGAAGAAGCCGACTTTGATGTGACAAAAATCACTCACAAGTCAATACATATATGGGTGCAGAATCCTCACATAGACAAACACGACAAGTACAACCGCTTAGGCACTGGGTTCCCTCCGCATATCACAGCTACAAAAGAGCCTAAAGACATCGAAGTATATTTCTCTGGCCAAGTAACACACAAACGACGTGTGGAGTTGACAGACATTCTGATTGATATGAGTATGTCTAACAAAAACGTTAAGGTGACACGCACAAAGGGCTTCACACAGGGCGAAAAACCCGAAGACTACTATATGTTCATGTCGCGTGCAAAAATCGTTCCTGCGCCATCTGGTGCGGTAATCCCTGATAGTTTCAGGCTATTTGAAGCGCTAGAATGTATGGCAATACCTGTTGCTGATGAAGTTAGCCCTACTGAAACCTTAAATGGGTACTGGGACTGGTTATTTATGGGCGATACACCATTTCCAAAAATTGTAGAGTGGGATAGACTTTGGGGCTTGATACCTGAACTGCTTGAAGACTGGCCTAGAAATGTACATCAACAAACGGCTTGGTGGATTAAATGGAAAAGAGATTTTAAACACAAGGTATTGGAGCAGTTAAATAATGAATGATATAACCGTTATAATACCGACCTCAGTTTTACCTAGTCACCCAGATACTAAGATTATTGATGAGACACTAAAAACAGTCAGGCATCATTTACCAGATAGCGAAATTATCCTACAGATAGATGGTTTGAGAGAAGAACAGCAAGACCGTAAAGCAGACTATGACGCTTACAAGACTGAAATACTATGGCGATGCTTACATGAATACAAGAATGTACTGCCTGTTGTTTTCGACGAGTTACATCACCAGTCAGGGATGCTTAGAAAAACTATAGAACTAATTAAAACTCCACTATTGCTATATGTTGAGGGCGATGCCCCACTAACGCCAGATAGAGAGATAGATTGGAATAAGTGCATAGACTTTATAATGGACGGCACCGCTAACACCATTAGATTTCATCACGAAAATGTTATACCCACAGAGCATGAGGGTTTAATGATCGGACAAGTGGAAAACGGCTTCAGAAGAACGTATCAGTGGAGCCAAAGACCACATCTATCTACGGTTCTGTACTACAAAGAAGTAATACTTCCGACATTGCCGCCTAACAACTTTATAGAAGATACCTTTCATGGGGTAGTCCATAATGATTGGATAAACAACGGCAAAATAGGTTGGTATAAACATCGTCTGTGGATCTACCATCCAGAGAACGGTATTCAACGAAGTTACACAACTGACGGACGCGAGGGTGGCCGTAAATACACAAGCGACGATGAAGCATGGGGCTTGGTATGAGGCTTACACTTCTCGCAGTAGCAAGCGAAACAGGGCTAGGTTATCAGACGAAAGCCTATTACAAGTGGCTTAAGCCAGACCGAACCATAATTATAGATATATCTAACCTGAATGGAACAACCCAACACTATGATTGGTATCCTGACGCTAGCGTTATAAAAGGCATTCCAAAACAAAGTGACTTTGATCACATACTAGATACCGATATTATTTTGACGGCCGAAACAATATATAACCTAGAGCTATACGCCGAAGCCAAAAAGAGAGGCGTTAAAACCGTATGCGTGGAAAACCCCGAGTTTTACGACCATATAAAATACCCACACTATGCAATGCCCGACACTATAATATTGCCGAGTGTTTGGCTTGAACCCGAAATAAGAAAACACGCTGAGGGTAGGGGTACAAAAGTCTATCAGATACACCATCCTGTAGACCGTGAAGAACACCCATTTAAACTACGAACCGGCCACAACTTTATGCACATAGCTGGAAAGCCAGCCACACAAGACCGTAACGGGACATGGGACTACATGAAAGTTTGCCCTGATGGTAGGGTAGCCGTTCAAAACCACGATCTATCAAGACAAATAGCCATGCGTCATCGAAACGCCAAGATCTACGACAGGATAACAGACAACAAAGTGTTATATGAACTTGGAGACATTCTAGTATTTCCGAGAAGATACGGCGGCAACTGCCTCCCATTAAATGAAGCCTTGTCTAGTGGGATGCCGGTTATCATGCCAGATATTTCACCAAACAATCATCTACTACCAAAACACTGGCTTGTTCCGGCTTATAAAACAGCAACCTTTGAACCACGAGGCATCGTAGACATCCACAGTGTAGACATCTTCGCATTGCAACAAAAGATAGAGTGGTTTAAACAATGTGATATTGAAGAAGAATCAAGACTCGCAGACAAGATAGCTGAGTCAATAAGTTGGCCAACACTACTGCCAAAATACAAGGAGGCTATATGGTAGTTTTATGTATCGCTCAAGTCGAGCACAGAGAAGATTTAGACCAACAGATCCTTAATCAGACGGTACAACCCGACAGAGTTATATTTCATCAAGACGAATCGCCAGCAGTAGGTATTGAAAACAGAAGAAAACGTATTGCTGAAAACCACCAGACCCTACGAACTATAGTTAAGGCTTATAAACCAGACCTCATCTGGCAGGTGGAACAGGACGGTGTATATCCAGAAGACACATTAGAACGCTTGCTAGAACACTATGTACGATTGAAGAGTGATGATTTCGGGTATATCTCTGGCATACAAGTAGGTCGCCACGGCTTGTATTGTCTAGGAGCCTGGAAAAACTTTACTGAAACACACTTTGAAAGTGTCGATTACAGCTTGACTGGCTTACAAGAAGTTGAGGCGACAGGGTTTTATTGTCTACTAGCTGAACGCGAAACCTGGTTATCTGGTATAGCCTCATGGAATGGCGAACCTTATGGCCCTGATGTTGTCTGGGGCAGATCTATAAACAAAAAAAAGTACGTAGACATGGGTTTAAAGATAGGCCACAAAACCAAAACCGGAGTCATATTACCAGAACACATTTCTACATGTAACGTACAATTTGATAAAATAGATGAACGATGGAGTTATAAAATACACTGATGGACTTCGTAGCAGAAATAATAAGAACAAGCCAAAGAAAATTGGCAAGCAACGATAATCAATATGAGATCGTCTTGAGAACGAATAACCCACAAATCCTGGATCTAGGTAAGCTACCAAGTGATACGATATTTGACATAAGTGTAACTTTACATAATAACACTGTAGATAGTGGGTATAAAGAAAATAGTGGAGAGTCCAAGATATGAAGAATGAGCCTGAAGTAGTCAGATACAAATGGGAATATTGCAACTTTCTTGAATTTGTCCAGAAAAGGAAAATAAGTAGGGCTTTACTTTATGCTAAATCTCTCGGTATACAAAGACCAACCCTAGTTCATTGGATGGCTCAACCAGAACTCAGAGAAGCGCTTGTTGAGGCGTTAGATGAAGTCATTGACGGGATGAAAAAAGCCGGTAAAGATGACTGGCGAATGTACAAAGAACTTTATAGTATGCTTGGTCTTGATGATGTTAAGAACATAGATGTGACTACATCAGGTGAACAGCTAGGCTATAAAGAACTCACTGTCGAAGAACTACGCAAACTCGCAGAAGAAAAGTAATGCCTGTACCAGAGTATGTAAAACTCGAAGCTCAAAAAGAACTTGCCCGCAGGTTCTTCTATGATTACTGCAAACTAAAATATCCGAAGCACTACACAGAAGATCGTGTTTTTTTAAAAAACGTCTGTAATAAACTGCAAACTTTCCTTGAACAAAATGAGAAGCGGTTTCTCGTCATCACAATCCCACCGCGCCACTACAAAAGTTTCACTGGTACCGCACTAGTAGAGTGGGTCTTTGGTAAAGACAACACCAAGAAAGTTATGACAGGTTCATACAATGAAACACTTTCAACTACTTTTGCGCGTAAAGTTAGGGACTGCATAGAAGAAAAACCTAGTAATGGAATACTTACTTACAATGACATATTCCCGAAAACCAAAGTGAAATACGGCCAGGCAAGCGCTTCACTCTGGGCTTTAGATGAAAGCTCACAAGATAACTATCTAGCTACTAGCCCAACAGGAACAGCCACAGGGTTTGGGGCGAACCTTATTTTAATTGACGATATTATTAAGAACGATCAAGAAGCCTACAGTGATTTAGTGCTAGATAAACACTGGTCATGGTTCACAAACACCATGTTGTCACGTACCGAGGGTGACGACTGGAAAGTTATAGTGATTATGACACGGTGGGCCACAAATGATTTAGCCGGTAAGATACTCGAAGCCTATGAAGATGAGGGTGTTGAACATGTCAGCTACAAGGCTGTTCAAGATGACGGCTCAATGTTGTGTGACTCAATTCTAAACAACCATGACTACGAGCTAAAAACTAAAGAAATGAACGATGATATTGTCCAGGCCAACTATAATCAACAGCCGGTAGACATCAAGGGTAGACTCTATACAGATCTCAAAGAATACGAAAAGTTACCGGACGGCGAACACAAGAAGTTCAATTACACTGATACCGCCGATAAGGGTACAGATTATCTATGTAGCGTGGATTATATCATTCACGAAAGCGAAGTGTATATTACTGATGTCGTTATGAGTGATGAAGCAATGGAAGTGACAGAGCCTATGGTAGCAAGTATGTTATATGTCGATAGTGTCGATGAGTCTACAATCGAAAGTAACAACGGTGGGCGCGGTTTTGCTAGAAATATCGAAAGGATATTGTCGGAGAAATATAACAGTAATAAGTGTGTTGTTAGGTGGGAAGCTCAAACAGCCAACAAAGAAGCGCGGATCCTTACATCTAGCGCATGGGTACAGAAGCACGTTTATTTTCCTGTAGGTTGGCGAATACGGTACAAAGACTTTTATAAACAACTAACGAGCTACCAGAAAAAAGGCAAAAACAAACACGATGATGCGCCGGATGTGTTAGCAGCAATCTATGAGAGGGTAGCAAACTCCGAAATAATTACTGTTGATGATATAGATATGTAGTTGACAATCTAAAAACGGTAACGTATAATTCGCCTTGTTAAATTGAAAGGATCACAAATGAAAAAAGTTTTAATAGTCGTAGCTATTCTTTTAGCTTTTGGCTTAGGCTCGGCAACAAACCAAACCGAAACTATCGTTAAAGAAGTACCGAAAGAAGTCACAAAAGAAGTTGTTAAGGAGAAGATAGTATATAAAACACCTGAAGTGTGCGCTGATGCTATCGAGATTGATAACGAAATATTTAATTTGTTGGCTAAAAACCTGAGCACCTTTGATTTTGAGGCTATTGACGAGGGTGTTTCTGCACTTCAGGGCGAACGCATACAAAAAGCGAACGCTTGTTTACTCGAAATCTAGTATTGTAACATAGTCGTGTTATTATTATGGTAGAGTCCTTGAGACCATAATCTATTTACATGACTATAAAAAACAGATTACAACGCGCATATAAATCTTTTACTAGCCAATCACTTGGTCAGTCAATAAGCGGTAGTGTATTACGCAACTACGGCAAACAGTCAGAGTTCAGACCACAGCAACAGTTACGAGGCATAACCTATAAGGCAATAGACAAAATAGGTATGTCTGTTAGTGTCTATAAACCAAGAGTAGTCAACGCCAAGGGTGATTTTGTAGCAAACCACCCTGTTTATACTATTGCTTCAAAGCCAAACGTCAGGCAGACAGGGCATTACTTCCACCACCTAGAGGCTATGCTCTATGAAATTTATGGTGAGACATTCTGGTATTTCGCACGTGGCGAACAAACAAACAAGATCAAAGAAATATATTTGCTTGACCCATCACAAATGGAGCTAGTTATCGATGATGGCGAGCTGTTAGGCTACGTACTACACAAAGCAAATGGCCAGCAAGTGCCGTTCACGGTTGACGAGGTTTACCATGATAAGCGTCCAAACCCATTTAATGAATGGCGTGGTATGTCAGTTATGGAACGCGCTTCACAGTATCTTGATATAGAACTTGTCACCACATCATTTACCCTAAACTATATGCGTAACAATGCCAGCCCATCAGGGATTGTTTCATTACCAGACATGGACAAGGCAACGTTTAAACAATTTGCACAGCAATGGCGCGAAGGTTACGAGGGGCCAGAAAACGCTGGTAAGACAGCCTTTATTAGAGGTGGCGAGGCAACGTTCAAAGCCGTGGGCGCTACCTTAAAAGACGTTGATCAAAAAATCACTCGAGATATGGCTAAGGATGACGTTCTGATGATGTTTGATATGCCAAAAGGCCTTCTCGGAGCCAGTGGCGAAAAAGGCATGGGACGATCCGAAACTGAGGCGCTTGAGTATATATACTCAAAGCACAAAATAGAACCTATGATGGACAGGTTGGATGAAGTATATGAATACATTGTTCGTGATTCTTTCCCTACGTCGGTTGATTCAGAGGTCACTCACACAAGTAGTGTTCCTATGGACAAGCAGTACGTGCTCGATCAAAACCACAAGGGCGTGGATCGTTGGATAACCAGAAACGAAGCCAGAGAAACTATGGGTCTACCACCTATTGATGGCGGTGATGTACTGGCACCTATTCAGGAACAGCCCATTAAACCGGCTACAAAAAAAGTAGTACTCAGAAAAATATCTAAATCCGAACAGTTAAAAAAAGACCAAGAAACAAAAGAGGTCTTTAGGTCAAAACTGGTTGAAACCAACGAGCTATTTGTCACTAAGATCAAGTCATTCTTTTCAGAGTATCTAACTAAACAACAGTCAGAGATAATAGGCAAAATCAACGCCAAGTCTAAGGCCTACGAAGAATGGCTGTTTAATGTCAAGGAAGACTCCGAAATATTGGCAGCTGCACTGATCCCAATAATCCTTGAGCTCATGGAAGCGCAATCTGAAGATGTTGCCAACTTTATTACTGGTGAGCTACTTACTATTAGCCCAGAGATTAGACGTGATGTCGAACAGAATATTCTCAAACTAGCCGGTGAAGTAAACACCGAAACTATCAAAGCATTAGAAAAGACATTAGCCGAGGGTCAAGCACAGGGTGAATCACTGGTTAAACTCAAAAAGCGTGTAGAGCAAGTGTATGCAGATGCTAAAGGCTACCGTGCTGAAAGAATAGCTAGAACAGAGAGCTTGAAAGCGTCAAACACTACCGCGGAACTTGTCTATAAACAAAATGGCTTTAATAAAGTACAGTGGTTTGTCAATCCTGGTGCATGTGAGTTTTGTAGGGTTTACTCTGGTAGAACTAAAGAAATTGGCGCTAAGTTTATACCTGTCGGCGAAGTAGTTGACGGCGCAAATGGTGGCCAAATGAGAATCGAATACTCTGATATAACTACACCCCCACTCCACCCCAATTGTACATGTAGTATTGTGCCGGTATAGCCATGAACGATAATTTAGAGTTATATCTCGAAGAGCAAAGAACTTTGACCATAGGTCTGCTTGATAGTGTCAAACTTTTAAATACCAAGATAGATGAACAGATAAAACAATATACACCACCACCAAAAGAAGTCGGTGTTTCTGGTAAACTTGAAGTAAACACCGAAAAATCAGTAGAGATTACTAATCTTAACACAATAAAAGACTGGTTATCTGATGTCGCACAATCTATAACTCAAGCAATAAGCGAGATAGAAACGCATAAAGTTGTCAGTGTTGAAAATATAGCTACCGCAAAAGCTGATAACGTATCGATTACTAACTTATCAGAACTTAAAAAGTACTTTGAGATATTAAAAGATTCTATCGAAAACAAAAACTTTGATGTCGTTGTCGAAAAGCAGAATATCGTTTTCCCAAAAAATCCAAAAGACGCTATACCGGTCAGACTCAGTGATGGCAAAAGTTTTTACAATGCAATAGTATCAGCCATAACAAGTGGTGGTGCATCTATCGCATCGTATATAAATGATGTTGGGGCTTTACCTACAGATTCGCCAACACTTGCCACACGTTTAGACGATTCATCTGACCCTATCCTCTACGTTGGTAAAGCGCCGGTAGGTAGCAACGAGGCTGATGCGGTATGGCAAATAGCAAAACTAGATACTAGTTCAGGTCTATCTAAGACGTGGGCTGGTAACGCTGGTTTCACCCAAGTTTGGGATGACCGAAGTTTACTAACGTATAACTAAAGGAGAAGTATGGGAAAAATCACAGAACAACGATTAGCACTACTCGATGACCAGATCAAAGGTGCCGGTGTTACCGCGTTAGAAGATGGATATTTTCAAGTGTTTGTCCCTGGAGCCGTCAGAGAAAACAACCAAGTAGCAGCAGCAAATGAAAAAGAAGCTTTAAAAAAAGTGCATGAGCTGTTGAAAGTCAAAACCGAGAACTACCCTGAAACATCAACCGGTCACGTTGTAATACAACCACGTTCATTAAAATAAGTAATTAAAAAAGGAATATAAATTATGGCGATTTTTGCCCCAGATACAACATTAGACGCTATGCTCGCCGCATGGTGTGGAGACGCGCTTAGAGTCCATATTTGCTCGACACAACCAACAACTTACACAGAAGCTATCACTACTTATAACTTAGGTACTGTAACTGTAACTGCTGGAGCTGGTAACGGTGACTTTACTGTAGGTAACGGTGACACTTCGGGTCGCAAGATTACACTCTTGCAACAGACAGGTGTGTCTGTCTCTGCAACTGGCACAGCACAGCACATCGCTATCACTGATGCTACAGACACCCTTTACTTAGTCACGACTTGTACTCCACAAGGAGTTACTTCGGGTAACACCGCTACAATCAACGCTGTTGATTTTGAACTTAGAGACTTAGCTTAGTAGGTACCACAATGGGATTATACGTACCATACAGCGGAGATTTTAGATGGCAGTTACATAGCCATGGTTCAACACGTCCAGCGCTTGCTTACGGCACGACCGTTACTGCAAGTGGAACGACAAATACAAAGGGTTCATGGGCTAATGTCGTTACAACACCGACGGCCCACGACAGTTACCTAGTCGTGATAAATGTTAATGGTCTTGCACTAAGCGCTACTTCAAGACAGGCCTTGTTAGACATCGGTATTGATGAAGCGGGCGGTACATCCTACACTGTCAAAATAAACGACCTGTATGTCACGAACGCAGGGCCGTATACCGTAAATGGTGGTATATGGTATGTATTCCCACTACGTATACCCGCCGGTTCTACGATAGGCGCCCGTGTCCAATGTACTATCGCATCGGTAACTTGTGCAGTTAACATCCAATTATTTGGCCTCCCCGCACACCCTGAGATGATTCGTGTCGGCAGCCGCGTAGAAACAATAGGCGCTGTAACCGCTTCCTCAAGTGGGACGGCTATTACCCCAGGCAGTACCTCAGAAGGTGCATGGACAAGTATGGGGTCTTTGAGTAATGATGCGTGGTGGTGGCAAGTTGGTTTTGGTCAAAATGACGGCTCGACATCTGCTGCCGGTATACATTTTGATGTGTCTGCAGGTGACGCCAGTAACAAGAAGTTTTTGTTAGAAAACCTTTTATTTATCAACACCGCCGCCGAACAGCAAGGTAATCTTCCTACAAGTTTCGGTTGTGTTGCTAACGCCAAGACGTCCGACACCATCTATGTAAGGGCGCAAACAAGCGCCAGTAACGACACTTCACCATCGACGATAATTTATGCACTAGGAGGCTAACATGGCAACATATACATTTTCATCAACATCACTATCAAGCATCGTTTCACATATTGACGGGCTAGATATGGAGATAATCTCGCTTAGTTTTGTAAGCGGTACATATTACTTAATTTTAGATGGCGAGTTTGACCAGGAACAATATGATCACTTGAAAGAAACAACCGATTTAGAAAGGCGAGTGTAATGGCTCTAGCTGAACTATATACTGGCACTGAAGCGATCAGTACGACCGAGTGGTCTTTGACTACCGACACCGCAGGCCCAGATGCCGACACTACTGAGGGCATATTCCAAGTATTTTTAGATCTTGACGACATGGTGGCTGGCGATCAGCTACAGATACGCATATATGAAAAATGTCGGTCAGGCGATACGCAAAGAGTCGTATTTGAAAGCGTGGTGGAGGGCGACCAGGGAAGTTCTTTGTGGGTTAGCCCAGCTCTTTACCTTAAACATGGTTGGGATGTCACATGCGCTGCGCTGGCCGGTACGATAACGGTTAACTGGTCAATTAGACAGGTAAGCTGACATGGCGTGGTTATACCAACCACTATTGCAGGGAGGCGCTGCTTCTGTATCTATGGGTGGCGATGATCACACCATAGATACGCAAGAAGCGGCGTGGACATTCATAGCCGATGCTGCAACAATCACCCAAAATCATGTCTTAACACCTAATGATGCTAGTTTTAACTTTGTAGCCGACGCTACGACTATATCCCAGAATCATGTACTTTCTCCTCAAGAGTCTAGCTGGAACTTTGTAGCAGATGCTGCTTCAATAACACAAAACTATATCCTGTCTATTCAAGAGAGTTTCTGGGCGTTTGTGGCAGATTCCGCACAGTTCTCACAAGATCACATCATTCAACCAGCGGATTCTTATTGGAATTTTGTCGCTGATGCTACGACAATAGCGCAAAATCATGTTATTGCACCAGATGATGCTTACTGGGCTTTTGTCGCCGATGCTAGTACTGTCGCAGAACAAGCTATCGAACTTCAGCCGAGTAAAGCCTACTTTGGTGGCAGGTCTCGAAATTACTACATAGATTCAGACGCTAATATTTACTGGGTTATAAATGAGTCTTTGGGGTTAGTTGAGAAAGTATAAATGATAGATGTCAAATGCAAAGGATGCAATAAACTTCTAGTAAAAGCCGAGACTTTTGTTGGTGCTATTAAGTGTTCTAGGTGCAAAATGGTTTTTGAATATCGCGTATATACGAACATTTACGTGACTAATTTGTATGATAAAGAGTTGCAAACAAAAAACGAACATGTTATAAACCATATAGAGTCCACGAGACCATAGCGCAATCGCGCAGGTTTTAGTGGTCTTTTTTAATGGGGGAAAACATGCACATCAAAACAGATGGAATTATAGAAAAAGCAAGCAAACTCAGTGAAGGAGAGATTGAGTTTGTTGTATCAACAAATGCACTTGATAGCCATGGCGAACGCATTGATGTTGACGGTATTGACATAAAAGACTACAAGAAAAATCCAGTTGTTCTGTGGGGCCATGATGGATATAACTTGCCGATAGCAAAAGCCACAAAAGTGTGGAAAGAATCCGGCAAACTTATGGCTCGCGCCAAGTTCTACTTAAAAGATGAGTTCTCACGTAAGGTTTATGAATACATCGTGGACGGCTACCTAAACGCCGTTTCTATCGGTGGCATGGTTCAAGAGTGGGGTTCTGATGGTATGACAATAAGTAAGATGATCATGAAAGAGTTTAGCGTTGTATCTGTACCGGCAAACCCTGAAGCAATCGCTACGGCAAAATCATTGACCGGTGAGCAACTAAATGAGTTACAGGGTATGTTTAATGCCTATGCACGAAAGATGCTTACCAAGAACGGTAACGAAGATCTACTAGAAAAAATACAGGTGTTAGATACACTCGTTGCGACCTTGAAGGAAGTAGCCATCGGCGAAACCCAGGAGGCAACCGCAGGCGAGGGTACAAGACGAGTTGTCTTGAGTTTAGCTCAAGGGGTCGATAAACAAGTCGAAACTGTAATTAAAACAATCAAACTGAAGGGACAAGAAAATGTCTAAAGACGAAACTATTGTTATTGACGATGCTGTTGTCGAAGCTGTTGCTAAGAAAGTATCTGAGACAATTCCACAAGCGCCAAGCGCCGACGAGATTGCTGAAAAACTTGCTGACAAAATGATCGAAAAGCAAGAAGCAACTGTAAAAAAAGATATCCACTCAAACAAAGAGAAGCTTGATGTAAAAACCAAAGACGCGTTTGCAGAACTACCAAAAGAAGTTCGTTTTGCTAAAGGTCTTATTGCACACATCACACGAGATGCACAGGGCATGGCCGAATACAACGGCTACGTTGCTAAGTCTTGGGGTGAAATCAACAAGGCAAACTACCAAAACGTTTCGACTACTGCTGATGGTGGCGCACTAGTACCAGACCCAGAGTTTATCGCAGAAGTAGAGCGATTGACCGACGAGTATGGTGTAGTAGCCCGACTTGCTGACATTCGTATGACTGACCGCGACTCTGTAACACTTCTTAGTGGTACAAACGAAGTTTCATTCACACGAACAAATGAAGCAACCGCCGTCAACGCCCAGAAGCTTACTTACGGTGCAGCAACCGCAGCACTTGACAAGTACATTGCTACATTGGTAATGACAAGCGAAATCGTAGAAGATGCCGCTATCAACCTTTGGAACGATGCCGCTTCTGAGATCGCACGCGCACGTGCTAAACTGTTTGACCAGTTAGTATTTACCGACTCAACGTATGGATTTACAGCAGCTTCAGCAGCTGACACATACAAGACCTTGAGTGTTGGTAACGCTATCACTGACTTCTCAGCAGATGACGCTATGAACGCACGATACCAAATCAAGAGCTCACACCGCAAAAACGGTCGTTACTTCATGCACCCTAGTGTATGGAACTTCCTACGCCAGACTAAAGAAGCCACTACCGGTGGTTACTTGTTTGGAGCCGTAGGCCAGTCTGTAACGCCTAGTATCGATGGTGTACCTGTTGAAATGGTTGACGTACTTCCTGAGTACGGCGACATCACCGCTAACGAAGTTTTTGCAGTATACGGTGACTTGAAGGCTATCAAGCTTCACGTCAAGCGAGTACTTGAGACTAAGGTATTTGACTCTGGTGTTGTTAAAGACGCTGGTGGTTCAGACATTAACCTGATCACTCAAGACTCATGGGCTATGCGTGCAACACTTCGATGTGTTCCACAAACACGCTTCGAGGGCGCTTTTGCTTTGATCGGAACTGGAACCGTTTCTTAACAACAATAAATAAGAAAGGGATACCATGGGCCAAATTTCAAAACTAAAAGTCGCAGCCGGTTCGCTGATTACCTTTGGCGGTGTAGATCTTGGTCACACTGTCGATGGTGCTGAAATCGAAATAGAGCGAGAATTTACCGAAGTTAAAAGCGATCTCTACGGCAACACGCCGATTGATTTCGTTTTAACTGGTCAAAAGGCTATGGTAAAGCTCAAACTTGCCGAAATTCAGCCAGGTACATTAGCTTACGTTATGCCAGAAGCAGACTGGGACGTCGGTTCAGCCGACGACCACGTTCACTTTGGCACAAAAGCGGGCTACAGTTTGCGAAATGACGCGCTAGAGTTGGTTATTACTCCGCAGGGTGGTAATACTGACGGCAACATGACATTTACCTTCTTTAAAGCTGTATCTACGGATAACATGACACTCGCCTACAAGATAGACGAACAGTCAGTTTTTGAAGTCACATTTACCGCATTGGTCGATGAGTCAAGAGCAGCTACAGATGGAAGGCTACTTGGAAGAATGGGGCCAGCACTCATAAGCTAGTCATTAGCTAACGCAAAATTGAGGAGTTGACAAGACTCCTCTTTTTTGTTTGGTGTTATACTGGTATTATGATAAGAGAATACTACAATGCAGCGCTATTAAGAGTGAGGGAACATAAAAATGGCATTGATAAGTCAAGCAGATTTAGAGGCGAGACTACAGCGGAGTTTAACGAGCGAAGAGCAAAGCACCTTCACCGCATTAAACGCAGCGTTGCAAGCAGAAGTAGAAAAGATAATCGGTAGCGATCTTGAAGACGTAACTGAAGCTACGAGATATTATGATGGTGGGCTACAGCATCTGGTCATAGACCCCTGCACAGACATTACATCAGTTAAGCTATATGACGATGATCAAGTAGCTATCTTTACCTACGACACCACCGACTACACAAAAGAACCAGTTAACAACACTTTAAAAAGTATGATCCGTTACCGAAATGGCAAGATGGTTACAGGTATAAACAATGTCGGAGTAACTGCTAAGTTCTCAATATATGGTGATGCAAAAGTCTTAGCTATCGTTAAAAACGCGCTTCTTGATGCACTTGTATCAGAGATCCAAAGCTCAGACAATATCAAGCGTGAATCAATAGAGGGCTACAGCCTAGAGTTCTTCGCACCAGAAACGAAAAGCGCATTAGCATCAGTTAAATATTTATTCCCAAACATTATATGAAACCTCCGATGAACCACACCGCATACAAGTTACTGTACACACGTAACGTGTATGGCGACTTTATTGCTTCGGGGACGACTGAACTCAAGTGCCACTTTAGATACATCACCGAACAAGTAACTGATTCATCTAACCAAACTATCCAAAGCGACGCTATGGCCTGGTTTGAACCGGACTCGGGTATAGAAAAACAAGACATTGTGCAGATAGACGGTGAGAATTTTAGAGTTGAAAGAATAGTAAAAGCACGCCGATTACGAAACCCTAACGTGCTATTTCTTAAATGTGACTTGTTAAAATATGGGGCAATATCATGATTATAGATAAGATGCCACAGTTTAAACAAAGTATGTATTCTAAAATGAATGACGCACTACGAGAGGGCGCCAGAGACACTTTGATAAATGCCAAAACAAAAGCCCCTTTCGATAAAGGTGGTCTTCGAGCTGAAACAGAAATTAAACAAGCCGGTGTACTAAAATGGCGCGTAACATTTTGGAAAGAATACGCCAGGTTTCAGGAATTTGGTGGGGATAAAAAACGACGTATCAGGAACTATACAACGCCAGGGACAAGCAAAGGCTTTTTAAAGTCTTCCGGTGACGAACAGGCTAAGAAGATCACTGCAACGTTTAAGAAACACGCAGGGAGGCCATTCTGATGGACGTTTGTTATGCTGTAGCTGTTTGGCTGGAACGCATGGGCTTCGGTACATTGAACACCGACATATTCATTGACCAGATAGAAGATGGCATCAACGGTATTTGGGTAGAGCGTAATGCAGGCTCAAACAATAACTATGTTCCGGTATCAGAGACAGTGGTTGATATTTACTTTAAGAACACACAAGCGTCTGTTTGTATTGATCGTGCCGTTGATGTTAAGAACGCTATCCACCGTATGTATGACACCACAGCAAATGACATCTTAGTGTATTCTTTCCTGGCAATCGGGGATGTTGAGGCTGTTCAAAGAGATCTTGAATATGCGATAATTTATAAGTTAAGCGTACAAGTACTGCATAGAGATTTAACACTAATAAGCTAGGGGACATTATGGGATTAACACTTGAAGATTTAAAGCCAAAGAACTTCACCATTAAAATTGAGGACATCGAGCTTACATGTAGCCCACTACGCCTTTCACATGTACTTGAAATTACTAAAATCGGTAAGGTCATGGAAAGTCCACGAGACTTCAGCAAGAATGAGATTCTACAAGCTGAAAAAGACATGGACGCGCTACTTGCCGAATTAGTCCCTGAATTAAAAGATGTCGCCCTAAGTGTTGGTCATATCATGAGTATTATCGAACAGGTTATGGAGACTATAGAGCCTTCAGACAATAAAGAGCTTAAAGAAAAGGGGGTCGATTTAAACGGCGACCCAAAAGCCAAGATGATTGGCTAGGAATTGTGGCAGAGTACATGAGATTTTATAGTCAATCACTAACAAACACCTTGAATGAATACGCTGTTAGTTTTTTTGCACTCGTAAATCAGATGTACCGTTTACAAGCCAGAGAGATGTTAAACAACATTGTTGCTGTTGGCGCTGGAATGTCTGGCGGTGAATCGTCTGGCATAATAGAGGATATTGAAAAACAGGAAAAAGGCTTACACGGCATTGTCCAAGAAGTCCGAACCCTAGAAAAGATTAAACATGTCAACTAACGTTGGTTCAATTCACTATGATCTAAGCTTGAACACAAAGCCGTTTGACTCAGCCGTAGCAGGAATTAAAAGTAAAACTCAAAACATTGGCAACGGCTTAAAGTCACTTGGCCAGACGATGACAGCTTCGGTGACTTTGCCTGTCGTTGCTGGTTTTGGATTTATGGTTAAGTCAGCCTCTGACTTGAATGAAACCATAAATAAAGTTGAGGTTGCTTTTAAAGATCAAGCGGATGTAGTTAAAAAGTGGTCAAAAACTTCAGTACAGTCGATGGGTCTTGCGGAACAATCCGCGCTTGATGCGACGGCTTTGTTTGGCGACATGTCAACGTCAATGGGCTTGAATACTAAACAAGCATCAACGATGTCTATGGGCTTAACTCAACTTGGAGCAGATTTAGCATCATTTAAAAACATATCTTTTGATAGAGCACAAATTGCACTAGCAGGTGTCTACACTGGCGAGACTGAAGCATTAAAAGGTCTAGGTATTGTTATGACAGAAGCAAACTTGGCCGCTTTTGCACAGAAAAAAGGAATCACTAAGAATATCCAAACAATGACTCAAGCTGAAAAAGTTAGTCTTCGATATGCCTATGTAATGAGTGTTACTAAAAATGCTCAAGGCGATTTTGCTAGAACATCAAGTGGTACGGCTAACTTGCTTAGATCAACGACTGAAAGGTTTAAAGACCTTAGCGCGAAACTAGGCCAGATGTTCTTACCGGCTGTAAACGCAGTTCTTAAAAAAATACAATCATTAGTAGAAAAATTTACCGCTTTAAGCAAACCACAACAGAAAATGATCCTACTAGTTGTTGGAATAGTCGCTGCAATAGGGCCATTACTGATGATACTAGGTATGTTAGCTACTTCTATAGCCGCGCTTATGTCGCCTATAGGTATTGCGCTAGTAGCCATAGCCGGTCTGGTAGCAGTATTGACATATCTACATCTAAAATTTAATGCGCTTGAACCAGTGATTTCAGCTTTGAAGAAAATAATTGATTTTCTTAAACCGTCAGTGGTTGCACTTTGGAATACAATAGCAACACAACTCATACCACAACTAAAGCGACTATGGGATACTGTGAAGCCTGTTCTGATACCTGTTTTGAAAATCTTGGGCGTCTTGTTAGCGGTTACACTTGTCGGTCAGATGTATATCTTCTTGAACGTTTTACGAATAATCATCAGAGTTGTATCAATGGTGGTCTCGGCAATTTCAACGTTTGTATGGTGGGTTAAACTAGCAGTATCCGCAGTTAGTAAAGCAGCATCATCTATCTATAACAGTGTCAAAAGCATTGGCAGTAAAATCAAAAGTGTTTTTTCAAACGCAGGGTCGTGGCTATATGATGCAGGTAAAAACGTGATCCAGGGCTTGATTAACGGTATAAAAGACATGTTCAGTTCAGCTACTAACATAGCCGGAGACATTGCCAACGGCATAAAAAGCAAGTTTACAGGCATACTCGGTATAAATTCACCATCCAGAGTATTCTATGAGTATGGTCAAAACATTTCAAAAGGATTGTCAGACGGTATATCAAGAAGTAGATCAACGGTTAGCAATGCCGTCGAGGGTTTATCTACAGCATCAAGCCCACAAAAAACACCCTCTCAATTAAATGCAAATACATCCATTTACGGCAATATCAGCATAGGTTCACAAAGCGACGCGGACTACTTCTTAACTAGACTTTCGCGCAATCAAGAGCTTGCATCTAAAAATATAGCTACAAGAGTAGGGGCGGTTGGATAATGTATAACGATGTCTTATTTGATGAGGTTGATTTAACTGCACTCGGTAATATCTATATTACATCTGTCGATATGGTTAGATTGCCCGAAATAATTTTGAGTAGCAACAAACTAGCTAAACGCGATGGCTTAAAAACATTCTCTAAAGAATACGGTGGGCGAGTTATCAACATCGAGGGTCATATATCCACATCTAGTAGACAGTTATTTATCCAGGCCAGGGATCGTCTCTTGAATGCGCTAAGACCTTTAGAGAAAACCTTGAGAGTACCGATAGACGGTGGCCCTAGAGAATATACAGCAACACATCAAAATACAGTGTTCAGCGACGTTGGGGGCGGTTACGGAGCTTTCTCTATAGAGATGTTATGTTCTGATCCTTTTGGCTATGCTATGGACACTACGACTCTTATAAACGGCGTGACTATCACAAGCTCAATATCTGAACAAAGTTTTTCCGCTATAACCGGTAGCCAGCCAGCGCCAGGTAAGTTTATAGTCAACATATCATCTGTAACAGGTGGTACTGGTGGATCAGTCACCTTGACAAGTGCATCGGGTGATTACATGCGAGTCACAAGAGATTTCGCGGCTGATGATCAGATAATAATTGACATGAAGACGATGAGTTGTCTAGTTAATGGTGCAGAGGTAGATTACACCGGAACTTTTTGGGATCTAAATATCGATGATACATTTATAGAATATTCTGATGACTTCACAACTAGATCAGTAAACCTAACACTTACCTACAGGCCAAGAACTATATGAGTTTATTATCCGAGTTGGTTGATTCGTTTGAAGATTTACAGAAGTGGACTGTGGCTACGGCTGGTAGTGCATCTGCATCAATCGTTACTGATCAATTAAAAATAGCAATGCCAGCATCGGCTACAAGCTCAAGCAACGGTACTGTTACCAGTATTAAGTACTATGATCTGACAGCATCGCAAGCTGTTTTAGAAATCATTGAAGTACCAGATCAAACAAAAAATACCGTTGCGGAACTTATATTAGAATCTGCATACGACTCAAACATAGGAGTGAAAATAAAGCTAGAACTTGGCACTCTTGCCTTTCAAAGAAATACAGGTGGCGGTTACAGTGATTTAGACTCAATCGCGTGGAGTAGCATTGACCACAAGTATTGGCGTATAAGGGAGTATAACGGAAGTATCTATTTTGAAACGTCGCATAACAGCTATGATTGGACGACGCAAATATCGACTTCATGGTCGTTGATGATAGCTATTGACCGCATGTATACAAAAATAGTTTGCAGGTGTACGTCTTCGGTTACTGGTGCAGGCAGTTTCATTGTAGATAATCTAAATGTTTTGAGAACTGGCGAGAGAGTTAAAAGGTTCTTTTATAAGATATACTCTAGTTCTGGCAGATATATTGGTAACTGGAACGACGAAGTTACTAGCGAGCCAGTTTATACACAGGAAATGAACCTACCATCAAGCGAAATGGTCATAACACTTGCCAGACCACCAGAAGAATTTGGCGAAGAAGATGACGTATCGTTTGATAATGTTGTTAAAGTATATGTACAAGATCATGAATATGCTGAACCAGTTGTTTTTTTCCAAGGTCGCATAGTTTCCTACAAACCGATTTATGGGGCTAACGAGGGAGTGCAGGTAACAGTCTATTCATCGGGTGATACGCTCGACAGAATCATCTACAGATTGCCTGGCGCTGTTGATCAAACACAAGATACCGGTACATCGTCTATCACTTTCGGTGGTGATGTCGTCTTAGCACAGAGTTTTATACCAAGTCAGCCAACACTTAAATATATAGATGTTTACTTAGGCACACCATCGTCATTGAACGTAACATTAAAAATACACTCTAACAATTCTGGCGCACCGTCAGCGTTACCTATTGCAAACGGTTCTTCATCTAAAACGATAAACAACAGCTCAGTCACATTTACGCGCTTCATATTTGATACCCCGCCAACTCTTAGCACAGGCCAAACGTATTGGATGGTACTAGCATCATGATAGTTTTCTCACAGGAGTGGTTTAAAAAGTATCAGAAACAGCTACTGTTCTTTGCTAACACTTGGATTGGCCGTCGAATTTTAAGAATACATGGCGATAGATCTGATGTTGGTAAAAACAAAGTAGTCAAAATAGAGCCAAACGCTATACATTGGATGTCTGGCGAGAAATACATTGGTGAATATCGTACTCACGCTAAATATTCAAAACGGCTTTACCATGCTTTTAAGCCTATATGGTGGACAATGCACGCCTGGGATATGGCGTTTGCTAACAATTTGAATACTGCATTGAACCTTGGTTTTGATACATTAACCGTTTATCCAGATGCTGACCCAGAGACAACTACAGTTGATGGGAGCGCATTTAGAACTGTTACCGCTGAGACGTGGGCGACTATAAGATCTTCGACTGGAACAAGTAGTATAAGTTCAGGCGCGTCACTAACGCTGTATAGATTTGAAGATTCTGCTACTACAAACAGATGGTTGGGTATGAGTCGTTCAATAATATTATTCAACACCTCATCAATCAAACAAGGGTCTACTATTGACTCAGCCTATTTAGCGGTCTACAAAAATGGTAGCATTGAGGGCGGAAATACGCCGACAGTTGCACAGTCAGATATGGTCGTTGTCAGTGCTTCGCCTTCATCAAACACGAACATAGTCGCAGCGGATTACGAAATAGCCAAGTTTGGCTCAACAGCGTTAGCAGACAGGTTTCACTATGCAGATTATGCGCCTGGTTACAACACATTCACTCTTAACGCAAGTGGTTTAGCGGCCATAACCGAAGAAGGTATAACCAAACTTGGCATTAGAAGTGGCGCTGATTTTGATAACTCAGAGCCAACTTGGCCAAGTAACCGACAGCCGTTGGCCTATTCTGCTGATTATACTGGTGTGGCAAGAGACCCTAAATTAACAATTACATATACTCAACCGATTACGGCCTATTATTCAGCATCCGCGCCATACGCATCAGGGAAACTTATGCGTGATACTGGATCTGGGTGGACTGACGTTAGTAGTGGAGATCTTAGGTTTATAACGTATACAGAAGAAGGTGACACGACAGTTCCGCAATTATCTGTAGACCCAAGTACCATTGTTGCAGACGCGCTTGATTATTTTATTGAAAACGGTGGTGATATAACCTATACCGGTGAAAGTCTACCCCTAACAGGAACAACGGTTTCTTATACTTTTATAGCCCAAACAATACTCGATGTTATAAACAAGTGTCTTGAATTAGCGCCTAGCGGTTGGTATTGGTACATAGATCCAGCAACAAACATACTATATTTCAAAGAAAAAAATACGGCTGCGGATCACAAGTTCACACTTGGTAAAGACTTTACTAATCTTGAACCAGATAAAAGAGCAGACGACATATATAATACAGTGTTCTTTACTGGTGGTGACACCGGATCTGGTATCCTTTATAAGAAATACACGAACGCAGCTAGTATCGCAATCTATGGCGTGAGGGCAACCACTTATGTTGACGAGCGTGTTACACTTGCCGCCACCGCACAACTGATTTCAGCATCACTACTACAAGCTAAAAGCATCCCAGAGATACGCTTAGTGGGCGAAGTTACGGATTCGAACATCAGTGAATGGGGTTTCGATATTGAAAAAATCAATGTTGGCGATGTCGCTAACATTAGAAACACTAAGGGTTCAACAGGTAGTTCACTTTGGAACTCAATGCGATGGAACGAAGACAAGTGGAACTATAACCTTTCACAAATTGGTACGATGTACTTGCAGATTATTAGAAAAGAGTACTCACCAACTGACTGCAAAATATTCTGTTCAACACTAGCGCCAGATGTCAATAAAAGAATCGAAGACATCAAGCGAAATCTTGAAAAATCTCAGACAGTAAATAACCCAGATACACCAACTTAGTATGTTATATTATAAGCGAGGGAAACAATGAACACTTTTACGCCTAACACCGTAGCAGATGCAGATAAAGTCAATGAAAATTTCACTGGTCTTGCTAATGGCACAGAAATATTGGATGACGCTATAGGCGGTAGGCAATTAGCGCTTGGGGTTCCTGTTCAGATGGTCGGCACCGCATATACTGAAGTAGCGACAGGCACAACAATAATACCTCGTGACGACACCATCCCCCAAAACACAGAAGGTACTGAGTTCATGACTCAGGCTATCACGCCAAAATCAACAACGAACATTCTTGTTATAGATGTTATGTTCCAAGGCGGTATCTCTATAGC